TATAAGTCCATATTCCATATAAGAAATATTATTTCGTGATACGGATACTGTAAGATACAGTTTCTATTAGAAACGATGTATTACATCTGTATCTTACAGTATCCGTATCACGAAATAATATTTTTTATATGGATTATGGACTTATATCAAATTCCTATATGGATCACTGGAGGTGGAAAATAAGGGAAAAACATAAGGCGGAAATTAACTTATTCTCCACACACAAATACAACCTTAATTTCCACTACCACATGGTCCACCCCTATATAAGGAGTACAAAAGGAGAGGCGAATCGAGTAATGAATTCAGTCTGTTTTGAACATTCGCCGTGTGAACACGGAAACCTATATTGTGAGTGCATATATTGTTGGGAGCATGACAGCCAGTGCAGGGGGAAAAAACTGGATTTGGGAGAATCAACTGGAATCGAAGGAAGACTGGCCAACGATAACCAACAACCAGGGCTCTCAGATTTATATTGCACCGAGACAATACATCTTGCAACTACAGTACCGGAAAGAAGAGTCATCAATCGAGAAGATTACGTCAAGGATTTCGCTGGTCAAACCGTTGGTGACCTCTACCCACAATTACAAGGCAGCACCGGAGCCTCTGAACCAATTGATTTCGCATTTCCAACTGTTGGCTCAGGAAGCTGGGAAATACTTGTACGTGAATCTCACAAACATTTCGAGCCAAATAATTCGGAAGAAGCTTATCAATCACATATTAGAAGTGTACGAAGAAGATTATTCCCCGAAGAAACTATGGATAATAACGGGTCACAAGCAAGCACGACCGAAATGCTACGAGACGCTGTCGAAAGATGCGGTTTTGAAGGCCCTCCTAACAGCCCAAGCGAAAATAACAGAGATGGAATTGATGGAACGTGTATATCAACCGTGGAATTACACAGCAATTGTATTGTTAACGCACATTGCCCAAAACAAGGACCAAGCAATCAAACCAATAAGAGAAAGAAATCAACCGATACAACAGAATCAAGCGGATCCAAAAAAAATAAAAGCAGCAATAATCAACAAAATATTCAAGAACAAGGCAGTTCCAGCATCACCGACGCAGTCGATCTCGTCGACGGAGAGTTGGATGGATCAACTGGATCGAATCGAGAAACAGCATACTACACATTCGTCCTCCACAAAGACAACGTTAAAGAGGACTGGAGATACATCGCCACAACAAGGGCCAAGCAAGCGCCGAGTTTCATCACATTCGATCACGGAGACCACATCCATATCCTCTTCTCCTCGTCAAATACAGGAGGAAACAGTACCAGAGTCAGAACCAGAATCACCAAGTTTCTTAGTGCGACAAGCGCAGGAAGTGCAGAAGCGACTATCACTTTTTCCAAAGTTAAATTTCTCAGGAACTTCATTCTCTATTGCATCCGTTACGGTATCGAAACAGTCAATATCTATGGAAATAAAATCCAACAACAATTAACCGAAGCGATGGATACGTTTAAAATATTATTTGAAAATAGAGACCCGAATGACGTAATATTAGAAGCCGGTTGCAGACTATATCATGAAGAAAAAAAGGATAATAAACAAAAAAGATGCGGACAACGAAAACAACAAAATCTAACGGACATTATATTGGAAAAAATTAAAGAAAAGAAAATTACAACGGCACAACAATGGGAAAATCAAATTGAACCGGAATTCAAAATACAATTAATGAAGGAGTTTGGATTAAATGTGGACAGTTATGTAACAAGAATAGTGCGCATTGAGAGAACGCGTATACAACAGTTGATAAAAGCTAAAACGCTTACGGAAATAATGCTAGAAACATTAAATGATGAATATATTAAACACTTCACACCAGGAGAAGACAACAGCAAAACAACAAAGTGTATTGAATGGATCGAATACTTATTCAAAGAAAACAACATAAATATAATCCACTTCTTGGCATGGAATGAAATTATAAAAACAAAAAGGTATAAAAAAATAAATGGAATGGTACTAGAGGGGATCACAAATGCAGGAAAATCACTAATATTGGACAATTTATTAGCAATGGTAAAACCAGAAGAAATACCACGAGAAAGAGACAACAGTGGATTCCACCTTGATCAAGTACCAGGAGCAGGATCAATCCTATTTGAAGAACCAATGATCACACCAGTAAACGTCGGAACATGGAAATTATTACTAGAAGGAAAAACCATAAAAACGGATGTGAAAAATAAAGACAAAGAGCCGATAGAACGCACACCAACGTGGATCACTACAGCAACTCCAATTACAAATAACATTGATATGAATGAGACGTCACAAATACTACAAAGAATTAAACTATATATATTCAAAAAGAGTATCCAACACAGAGAAGACAAATATACTATAAATGCACAAATTCAAAATAAATTGATCAGTCGTCCTCCAACTCTCATTGAGCCAATACATATGGCCATAGTGTTTATAAAAAATTTCACAAAAATATATAATCTAATCGCAGAAGAAGACAAAGCACACACAGTAAACGAGAAGGCAATACAAATCAACAACGAAGTGAAAGAAGAAGCAGAATCATGGCAGACAGCACTTCAATGGACCATGATGGAGAACAACGAGGAACAAAACGAAAACGAGGAGCAGGCGCTGGAGGATCAGGCGCAGGAATCGGAAAAGGAAATAGTAATTCCGTAAAAGAAGGTTATGGACCAAATATGACCGAAATGATCCCAAGAAATATTATGAACAAAGGAAATCATACGGTACTTCATACAGTAAAGCAGCAAAAATACTTGGACTTCAACTTCGTATCGAATCAAAATCCATACATTATACCATATCAAACGGCAGGATTCTGGGCATCAATGTGGGACCAAGGAGAAATCGAATCAAACAACACCATCAATATCATGAAAGCACTAAATAAAGTAGCTCTAGGAGTAACATGGATCAAAGGAGAAATCACATTTGAAGTATATGCAGTAACCAGACAACGCTTGCTAACGGGAACGACAAACCAAACTACATGGGACTTTGAAACAAGTCAAAACATGTTCATCGCAGACGCAGACAGAGAACCAGAAAATTTCGGATTAACATCAGCAGCAGCAACTGGTCCACTCGCTCAACAAACAACACAAACACTACTATTCAACAAAAACAACGACAGATACACAAAATATGAATTACCACAAAGAAATCAATATACAAGAACAATTGACTTCCAAGAACTAACAAACAACTATATGTGGAAACCAACGGACATCAACGAAGAAGCAAACTTTAGAAGATTGATCCCAATGTCGGAAGGAGTATATACAACAGCAAACGCAACAAGTAAAATGTCAGAATTAACACAACAAAATTCAGCATGGGCAACATCAGGAAAAACAACACAAGGAACACTATTCAGAAATAGAACATCATATCCAAGAATGCATGTAGCACAACCACAAGTTCCAGATGAAACCGGATACATGAAATTCAGATACCAAGTACGAATGAGCACAAAATTATACCTAATTTTTCATATGTTACCAGATTATGGATCATCAACACAAACGGAATATATGCACAGACAAGTACTGGAATTGCCAGAAGTAACTGCAACAAACGGAGTAGTAACATGTATGCCGTATGAAATCAAAACTTAAATATATTATTCAACATGTATCAGCTATAACACATATATAATCAATAAAGCATTCAAAAAATATACAAGTCCAATTAATATATATCACAATATTCCACCTTAAAATATAAGCTTAATTTCCACAACCGTATTCCACCTCA